GAATTATGAATGTTGGTAACCGTAGCAAATTAGTAAAATAATACAATTAGCTTAGGAGAAAACTAAAAATGGCTTACAATCAGAATATACTAAAGTCATCTGATATTACAGCAGCCGCTACTAGTGCAGGAGTCGGAACGGCTCCGGACCAAAGAAGATTATATGACTTTTCTGACAGAGTTGCAGAACTTATGCCAGAAGAATCACCTTTTTTCACCTACCTAGCTAATGTTTCTAAGGTTGCGACAGATGATAATGTTTTCCGTTTTCTGGAAAACAGAAGTCATATCAATCACACTTCTAGAAATTTTTACCTAGACGCTGATGTAAATAGCGGCTCAGCAGTTAGTGCAAATGTAGTATATGCCTTCCAAGTTGATGACAATGCAGGTGCAGCAATAGGATTCCTTACAAAAGGAATGGTATTTGCAGCATCCACATTAGACTCGGCGGCAGGATACACACAAGTGTTGGTTAGAATTGAGTCAGGACCCGTAGTAGGTTCTGCAGACACAAGATTCCAAGGAAGAATCATCGATGTATCTACTGGGAATACAACATCTGGTTACAATATACTTTCAGACGGAGACCAGTGCCAAATTATTGGTACTTCATTCGCTGAAGGAACTGCGTCACCAGACACATTCTCAGACGATTTAGATGACGGATTTGGATATACTCAAATCTTTAAAACAGCTTGTGAACTAACAAACACAGCAATAGCAACGCGTCATCGTGGCTATTCAAATGAGTTCGATAGAATTTGGGCTCAAAAATTACGCGAACATAAAATTGACATTGAAAGAGCAATGCTTTTCGGTCAAAAAGCTCGCGTAAATGGCGTTCAATATACTGAAGGTCTAGTAGGAAATATCATTAAAAATGTAGGTCCAGAAACAACTGACGCAACTGCGTTAAGTTATTCATCTGGAAAAGCATATCACAGAAGCGTTTTACAAAGTGCTTTCACATATGATAAACTACTTTCAGACTTAGAAGTAATATTTGACCCAGCAAGAGGCGGTGCAAGTGAAAAACTTTGTATGGCTTCTTTACCAGT